TAACATGAACAAAATCACCTACTCGAACGCCTTGTACAGTCACAGTTTGAACTGGAGCCGTAATAGTCGCAACGATAGATGGTGTCCAACTTACATCTACGATATTGATTGAAGCTGTGTTACCAGCAATAATTCCAATCATTTTATTATCCTTTCTTATGGGGTTAAAGACGGGGGCTTTTAACCCCCATCAGTTAATTAAGCATGGAGACGTGTTGCCCATTCAGGACGTACGGCCGCAAGACCACCCAAGAAGTCAAGACGCATAATCAAACGGTCTGTAAGCACTTCATAGTCACGAATAACGCGAATTGTGAAGCCGCCGTCAGATGTTGCTTGAGATGCCATATCAAGGCCGTCAGGCATTACGAGCGGTACGGATACCATACGGAAAGCAGACTTGTGATATGCCATGTTCTGAACACGGGTTGAGCTTGTATTAGCATTGAAGAATGTAACAGTTGCGCCGTTAGCCGCCAAAGAAGTTACGTTTTGCAATGAAGGAGATGCAGAACTGTAAATTACTTCGGTAACAGTTACAGTCAATGCACCGCCAGCAGATGAAGCACCACCAGTCAATACACAGAACTGTTTAGGATAACCCAAGTCAGTTTTTGTAATCGGGTGAACCGCGTTAATACCAGCAACAGTAAACACTGTACCAGCAGTAACAGTCAGGGTGTTACCCAAACCAGTCAATGCAACAGATGCAGAACCGTTAGTGAAGTTAGCAGAACAAGTTACACCAGATACGTTTGCTGTACCAGTTGTATGAGAAGGCAACAGGTTATTTGTCAAGAACTCAAACCCATCAGCAGTACCCATATAACCTTTTTTGTATTGGTCAGCAATTTCAGCAGTGCTTTGAAACAAACCTTTACGAGCATTTACCGCAGAACGGTTAGCCGCAGGGTTAAGCAACGCAAAGCGATTATCCAATGAAGGACAAGCAAACTCTGCAATTTTTTGACCAGCAGACAATACTGTGTCTGTGTCGAAAATTGTAGAACCAGCAAGGCCAACGGTGTTAGATGTCGCAAGCATAGCTTTGTTCAGGAAGTTGCTTTCAATACGTTGCGCGATTGAAGAAACAGCAGGCTCAAGAACGCGTTTAGTCCAGCTTTGCAATGCCATATCTGTAGCAATTTCAGATGATGTCAAAGCAATAGGCACAACCAAACGAGTATCAAGAGTAAGAGAAACTTTTTCCTCAACAACGTCTTGAATGCTTGATGTAATATCCGCGTTAGTGGACGGGATAAAACGAGCGGGTTTAGAGATTTGAATGGTATCGCCAGATTGATATCCGTTTTTACCGTCAAAATCAGATTTATCCGCCATATCAATAGATTTAGCAAATTGTACTTTATCTTCCAGCATTCCTGCCGCAAGTTTAGCAATAACGCCAGGGGCGTTCTTTAATGTATTTAAGCCGTTAGCCATGATATTTTTCCTTTAAAATGGTTAAATGCCCCATTGCTTCTTAATTTCTTTATAAGACATTTGCTCAATAGTTTTATTGGCTTTTGAATTACTCGAAATAGGAGTTGGTGGAGCGGTTACAGGTTTATGTTGTTGTTTTGGCGCGTTTTCTATTTGAAGTTCCAAACGGGCAATTTGACGGGCAATTTGCAAAGGATTCATTGTCAGCATTTTATCTAACAAATCAGGATTTTTACCCAATTCATAAGTCAATGCAGGCATATTATCGCTTGAAAAAAGCATATCTCTAAACACTTGAAACTCTGTCGATGATTTCTGGCTATCAGTTAGCAAAGAGATTGAACTCTCAACTTCCGCAACCTTTTCGTCATAGTCAGGCGTAATCTTTTTTAGCTCCGTTTCTTTTTCATCAAACATGACTTTACGTTCTGCCATAGTTTTTTGATAAGCCGCGTCTCTATCAGCTTGCGCTTGTTTCTGTTGTGCTTCTTTTTGCTCTTGCAACGCTTCCCAACGGCCTTGCGCTTTGAGGTATTCCTCATAAGTGCCAAAGTCTTCTTCTTTCGGTGCATCTGTTTGTTGTTGCGGTTGTGATTTTAACAAAACCGCTTCTTTTTCAGCTAGTAAACGCTCCATTTCAGCCAGCTTTGCAGTTTGTTTATCAATACGCTTTTGCATGGCGTATTTGATTTTCTCCGCTTCAGTTGGCTCTGGTTTGTCTTCTAGTTTTGCATCGCCTTCAGGCTTAGCAACATCCTCTTGTTTATCGTCAACAGGAAGGTCGGACGTTTTAACCTCAACTTCAATTGGGGCATCTTGTGGCAGTAGATTATCAGCTTCTACAGTGGCTTCAGTCATTGTGGGATTTCTCCATTTGTCATTGCCGTTGCATCAGGTGGCAAAGTAGCCTGTTCCATCTCTTTATGAGATAAAATCATATCAACTGCGCTTGCAGTATCGTTTAAACCCGCTTCCAGTGTTGACACTGTGCGAATAATCTCTTGAACCATTTCAGGGGTAATGCCTAAGCCTTGCGCTTGCATTTGAGCAATCTCTGCCATTGTCTTAGCAGTTTCAGCTTTTGTCTTTTCTATATCAGCTTGAGTTTTGGCAAGTTCGGCTTGTATCTCTGCATCATCTTTTGTGCGTTTTTGTTTTAAAGCCGCATCCATTTGCCCCATGACTTGTTGCATGGATTGTATTTGCGCCGCCGCTTGTGCTAATGCCGCTTGCTCTGGATTATTCGCTTTAAGTTCAGGTGGTAATAATGCTTTCATGCGTTCTGATAGCAATTCTGCTTCTGGAATATCCATATTTTTAAAGAATATATCAGCCGTTACACTTGCGGATTGTGGCATAGCTCTATATAGCTCTTGCATAACCGCAACCATCTCTTGACGCTTAGTTTGAAATGAGGAGCCAACAGAACAAACAACATCGTATTTACCTTGATTAAGGTCTATATATTTTGTCTCGCCTTCTTCTTTACCAATAGGGAAATAATCTTTACCTTTTTTAATCACACCTTGATTAATTGGCACAAGTTTAGGAGTATCCTCGTCACCAAGAATACGGGCAATCATAGCTTTGTTCATAATCTTAGGATAGAGGTCAACTAAACAACGCCCAATATGACGGATTGAAGTTTGAAGATTGTCAACAAAATGGAATGTTGCATTATCACCTTGCGCTTGTTGTGCAAGAATAGCTTTGCCAGATTTTGCAGAGCTTTCTTGACCAAGCGAAGGGTTGAACATACCAAGAGTAGCTTTAATGCCATCAGCCGCCGCCATCATCTCTTGGAACATTGCTGGAGAGCCTGTAGGGGGTTGTTGACGTTGTGGCAATGTTTGAACTGGATTGCCATTTTTATCATAAACGATATCAGCCTCAATAAACGCATGGTTAGCATTGTTTGCGCTATTCCATTTTGCCATTGATGTTTTAAACTGCCCTACAAATCCAACAAACGGCGTTTTAGGTTGTAATGCAATAATCTCTGTTGAAGCGGTCAACCAATAGTTATATCTTTGTTGCGCGTCTTTAGCTTGAGTGATTAAAGAATATGATTTTCTTTTACCATCCTGCCAAACTTCTTCGCCGTAAACAGGAATAATCGGGATGTATTTTCCTTCCCAATCGGTGCGCTCTAAAATTTCTTTAGAGGTCATTTTGCACCATTTAATATCACAGTCTAAAGTTTCGCGCTTATCAACGTAACCAGTTGCATCGCCTTCGCCTTCTTCTAAAACTGTGCCATCAGGCATTAAATAAATATTTATTGATTTGTATGATTTATAGAAATACTCAACAATACGAACAGTATCATCAGTATTCCAATCATCTGATTTGTCAAATCCGCACGGATCTGCATCAGGATATTGCTTAACAAAATTAACACGAGGTATATCATCATATACAAAAGCATATTCAGCATCAGAGCCATCTAGCTCTTTACTGTCTTTGTCAATATAAACAGAGAAAGGATTTAAAACCCTTAAAAGCTCAACCTCTTTGTTAAATGATTTGTAATCCGCAAACTTGGTATTAATACGAACATAGCCATAACCAGTGGTCAAAGCATTCCATGCGGCCGTGTCGTAAACATTATCCGCGCCTGATACATACTCGGTATTACGAACCAATCCTTTTAGGATATTAGCCGTATCAATATCAGCTTTATCATCAACAGGATTAACAGAGATTGCAGGGCGAGATTGACGAATATTATTAATAACTTGGTGAACGTGCGCCAAAAGCCTGTTTTCAGTTAAACAAGGGCGGCCTTCTCTTAATCTTTGCGCTCTAATTTGCTCAGGCCATTGCGCATCACCCATAAGAAAATTAAGGTCTTCTTCTCCGCGCTTGTATTCAATTGAATAGTAATCTTTACACAGATTAAAACGCTCTTTAGCTTCCGTGATTATTTCATCATCGGTTAACTTAACATCATCGTTTTCTTTTTCTGGTTTTTCGTCTTCTGATAGCACTGCACGACCCTTAAAGAGTTTTCATTATTTTCAATGATGTGCAGGGGTCGAAGCCCAAGTACGCAAATATTAGCAAATTCTTTGCCTTATTGTCAATAGGTTAATTTATCCCATCCACCCGCTAGATGAATAATATTGTCTTTCTTTTCTAATAGGCTCTTGCTCAAACGTGTTTTTAATGAGTGACGCCGCTTTTCCTGCGTATCTAGCCGCGTCTGAATAATTTGACGACCAATCATGCAACGGCTTGTCTTTAAACCGCCCTAGGTCTTCATTCCATTCGTATTTGTAATTTTCTAAAGCTCTTAGGCCTTCTTTGCATTTATCCGCGTCAAATACACTAAATTGTAGTGTCTGCCTAAGAACCTCAATTCCTGCATTAATATCCGTGTCACGTTGCAATACCCTGTTTTTAATGCCCATGTCATAAAGCTGGTTAGATACAGATCCGCCGCGAATATTCCCCGCCGCGCCGTCATGTGGTAAAAAATGCCCTTCATCCATGTAATTGTAATTCTTTGACTTGATTATCTGCACATAATGGTCTAATTGCTCTCCGCTATTCTCGTAACATTCTAACCATCTTAATTCACGGCCTACAAATTGAAGCCACCAGATTGATGTTGCATCACCAAAACCCAAATCCCATGCCGTAAATACTTCGCATGACGGGTCATAAGGAACGCGGGTTATCCTGTTATCTTTTCTTGCCGCATCAATCAACTTGGCATAAATAGCACCAGAGCGGCGAGTATCTAATTCGCCTTCGTAAACGTGGTTATAGCTTTCAGGGTCAACCGCTTTCAGTATTTCCATTTCTTTACGAAGTGTCGCTGGAAAAAACGGATTATCTCGCCATGATACTTTTCGAACTATTGCATCATCTCTGCAATTTGCAATAAACCTTTGATATGTCGGGTCATTTGCGTTTCTAGGGTTGAAAACAACCCATATTTCAGAACTTTCCTTACGAATAGTAGGGATTAAAACTTCCCATGAACGGTCACTAATATTTTCTGCTTCTTCACACCAAACTATATCAATACCCTCAAAGCCTTTGATTTCAGTAATATTATGCTTTAAGCCCTTGAATAGAAATTCAGTGCCGTTACGCCTATGTCTAATTGTTGTTTGAAGTATTTCATATTCGTTCTCTAGTTTTTTATCACGGATAATATCTGATAAAAGCCTATGAACACTATCTTGAATAGATGTCTGTAATTCACGAGTACATAGTACACGGGTTTTTTTTTGAATTCCAATGCCAAGTAACGCCAAAGCAACAGCAACAGATTTACCGCCGCCGCGCCCACCATAATAAACCTTAAACCGTGATGGTGTGAAAAGGTCTTTATACGCTCTCGGTATCGCTAGGTCGAGTATCAATTAAACTAATCCTAACTTCTTGAATATTCGGGTCAGTCGGCTGTCCGTTTTTGTCGAGGGATTGCATATCTGTCTGCGTCTTAACGGAAAACTCATCTTTTTTCTTGCGCTCAAGATACCATTGCGCGGTTTGTTTGTCGCCATTGTCTAAGGCTTCAGCAACCACATGACGTGATTTTAAAACAAGTTTATCTTTTAGAGCTTCTTTACGCTCCGCAAATTCAGGATTTTTTTCCTGATATTCATATAATGTTGTTTTACCAATTCCTGCAAAAAAACAAGCCTCTAAGTCAGTTGCGCCTATTGAAAAAGCGTGTTCTAACTTAGCCAATATTTCAGGAGTCATAACAGTTGGTCTTCCTACGTCACCCATACGCTTGTTTTACCTCTTAACCTTATCCATGTACCAAAATTTACTAGACCACATCAGGCGGCCTTCTAATCGCAAATGCGGCCTATTTCTTCACCGGTTTCTTGCCTGTAGATTTTTTAGTTCCGCATCCCATGATTTATCCTTTTGTAAAATTTCCTGATTATAACTTGAAATAGGGATGGGTGTCAACCTACATCCAAACTATCGCTTAAAACGAGGTGAGATGTCAAATTATATCTATTTTCCAATTTGATTATTACAATCCATTCCCTTATGAAGGAAGGAAGGGTAAACGTCAAAACTCTGTAACCCGCAGAAATCTGCGGTTTTTCCCATTAAGGTCATGCAGACACCCCCTTAGTTCATTTCGCTGTAAATAATTGATTTAATTAAATAAAATGCAATTTTTTTACCCATACGGGTAGATTTTTGGGGGTACACTCTGCAAGTTACACTCCCACCCCTATAAATATACATAAAAAGAGAGTTCTATATATAGAGAGTCTATAAAAATTAGAAAAGTGTGTAGGTATAAGAATTAAGGTAGTATTAACTAATAAATAATAATAATCATTATATATCATATACTTAGAGTAGCTCTTATGTAAAACTTAAGGGTATCCAAGGGGTAGATAGTTCCTTTTCAGGGGCAGATAAGGTCATGAGTTATATTTTTTCAATCACCTATTGATTTTAACGATTTTATTTTATACGATGATTTTGCCGTTGGGGTAGCTCCCCACTTGCCAGACCTCATGCTGGGCGGCAACCATTTTAATTCATGAGGATAAAACATGAGGAAATAAATTATGGCAGACCTTTCAAAATTTTCAGTGGGACTTGAAGCTGCAAGAGCATCCTTAAAATCAAGTGGGCAATCATCCGATGACCCGCGCGCCGATTTCTATAATGAATTATTAAATGCTGGCTATATCGTTGATGGGCAAATCATCCTCAATAAAATCATCCGCATTCAAGACCCAATTGATAAACACCACCAAAAAACAGGATGGTATTTTTACAATGAAATTGAATTTTCAAATTATATTATTGGAATTGGGGTTTACGGCTCTTGGAGGAGTGGTGAGAAAATAACATGGTCTAGTAAATCTCAAGGGGTTATGTCCTTTGATGAGGGTATAAAATACCGCGAAGAACTTGAACGGGCAAAGAATGCTCGTGAAGCGGAATTATCAAGAGTAAATGATGAGGCCGCGATTGCGGCGGCAGAATTGTATAACTCAATTCAACCCGCGCCAGATAATCACCCTTATTTGGTTAAGAAGATGGTAAACGCCCCTAATGGAGTACGAATTAGCGGTGATAGGTTGATTATCCCCATATTGAATGAAGATATGAAGATTATATCCACCCAATCAATCATGCCCGATGGAATGAAGAAAAACAGGACGGGCGGTAAGATGAAGGGCGGCTTTTTCCTGATTTCTGGATCACCTGATAGGGTGTGTATCTGCGAGGGTATGGCAACAGGTAAGAGCATAAATGAAGCCACTGGCGCAAGCGTATATTGTGCCATGAGCGCATCGAACTTGTATGAAGTAGTCGGGATTGCCAAGCGTAAACACCCTAATGCCGATATTGTTATCTGCGCCGACGATAACTCTGCCAATAAGATAAATACAGGATTGAATGCCGCTACACAGGCTGGCGAAGCATTCGGATGCCGTGTAGTGTCACCTACAACCCCAAAAGACTTTAATGACCAACATGCCGAAAATGGCCTTGATAGCGTAAAATCAATCATATTTCCAGAACATAAAGTTTATTATTCACCAGTGGAAAATAAAGATAATTATAATAACAACTTAATAATTCCCCCAAACGGATTTTTGCGAGATTGTTATGATTATTACAATGCGACAAGCGGGAATGACCAAAAAGGGTTTGCAATCCAAACCGCGATTGCTCTTGCAAGTGTCATTCTTGGCCGCCGCTTTCAAACGGACAACGGAAATTTCACATCCCTTTATTTGCTCAATATTGGAAAGTCGGCAACAGGGAAAGAGCATGCGAAAACAGTTATTCATAAGATATTAAAGGCGGCAAATCAGACTAATCTAATGGGCGGCTCTGGATACACGTCTGAAGGAGCTGTTGTTTCTTCTGCACTTGATAAGCCACGTCATATTTCGATATGTGATGAATTTGGGCGTAATATACAAGCTGCTAAAAATTCAGGGGATGCCAATTTCTCTGGCGCAAATTCAAAGTTGATGGAAGCTATAGGCGCGTGTCACTCTGTATTGCGCCCACGCAACTATTCAACAATGGGAGTAGCAAAGGATAAGGCAAACGAGTTACGCAAGGCAATCGAAAACCCCGCAATCACAATTCTTGCCATGTCCACCCCATCCACTTTTTTTGAAAGTATAGACCATAAAGCTATTATGGATGGTTTTATCGGAAGGTTTATAATTCATGTCTCCGATGCCAAGCGCGAAATCAGAAAGCGAGTTGCTAATATTGACGTTCCAGAATCCATCATATCATGGATTAACAACGCTATCTTAAGAGGTAAATCTGATTTATCGCCTGACGTTTCAACTGATACACCGCATATTGAGACGTTGCAGATAACAGAAGATGCATGGCAGGCATACCAAGATGCAGCAACCTATTTTATCAATCAGGCGAATGCCCTTGAAGAGATGAAAATGGACGATGTTAATAACCGCGCTCATGAGTTTGTCTTGCGCCTTGCCCTTATTTCCGCATTATCAAAAAATATAAATTCCGATATTGTTGATATTGATGATATGGATTTTGCGTTTAGATATATAAAAAATGCAATGGATAGAGTTTTAAATGAGTTTAAACATTCCGTTTCTGGTTCTGAATTTGAAGGTAAGAAAAAAGATGCCCTTGCTACATTGAGAAGATATAGCACAAAGGGAATATCGCTTAAAGATATGAACAAGCGGCAACCGTTTGCCAAGTGGACTCCCAAAGAGCGTAAGGAGGTTCTTGATGCACTAGAAGAGGCCGAGTTAATATTCCGCGAAGCTGTGCAGACAACAGGAAGAACCGCCACCATGTTCTATGCGAGGGCAGATTGATTAAATCCTACATCCTGCCATTCCCCGTATCCGTCAATTATTTGTACGCTGGCGGGTCAGGGCAGAAAAGATTTAAGTCAAAAAAATATAAGATATGGCTTTCAGCTTGCGAAGCATTCGATTATGATCCCGCCATGTATGACGGTGTTTATCTTACGTATAAATTATGGTTTCCAGACAACCGCGAACGCGATAGCGCGAATTTGGAGAAATGCACTACTGACTGGCTTGTTTCCAAGAAAATAATAAAAAATGACGCATGGCAAAATATAAAAGCCATGCGTCTAATACCAATGGGGATTGATAAAGTTAATCCTCGAGTTGAGATTGAGATAGAGATTCCAAACGAATAAATTCGTTGTGGTAATTCCTACATACGCATTCCAAGAATGTTAGCCATTCTTTAGGCGTCATTCCGTGCATATTATACATCTGAATACTCTCGAGATATTCCCCAGCCATACGCCCGCCGTGCAAATATGCTTGTTTTTCGTTTGTGTCCATTATTGCAACCCCGCCATTTTTATAATTTCCGAAACCATATTAGACGCGCTTCGCCCTTCCTTTTTCGCTAGCTTTAAAAGCTTGTTATATATTGATGAAGGCATACTAAATGACTTCTTCACAAATTTTTCATTTTTTAATTTTACCATGTTGACATCCTTTTAATTGGTGTGATATGTTCGCACTATACTATATCTTATAGTTAAAAACAAGCGACAAAGGAGCGCGAATTAAATGACTAATAACTTAGATAATCTATTAGGCTCAATCGAAGCCGTGAATATTCAACTAGATAAATTAAAACGAGAAAAGACACAACTGGAGGCAACGCTTGCAGAAAGTGTTGCTGATAATGTTTGCTCACAATTATCCGATAAGGATTATGGTTGTGGAACTGCAACGATTGATACTGATGCGTACAGAGTAAAGGTTGTTATTTCAAAAGATGTTAAATACGATCAAGAAAAGTTAGCCATTTTATTCGACAAGATTGAACAATCTGGTGATGAACCGAGAGAGTATATCAAGGTTAAATATGATGTCGCGGAAGCAGCATATAAAAATTGGCCTTCAAATATTCGTCAAGCCTTCGAGCCAGCTCGAACGGTTGAGCCGAGCAGACCTAAAATCACATTTGAGAAAAAGGAAATTTAAATTATGAATGATTTAAAAATTGAAAACACGAGTGACGTTGAAGTCACTTATATTAAAGTTCTTGTACATGGCGCGGCAGGAAGTGGGAAAACTCGATTATGCGCTACCACGGGCGGAACGGCATTAATCCTATCCGTTGAAAGCGGATTGCTTTCATTACGGAATAAGAAAGTTGATTTTATCCAGATTAAGACAATGGAAGATTTACGAAAAGCTTATGAGTTTTTGCTAACGGACACCAAATATGATTGGGTTTGCCTTGACAGTATTTCAGAGATTGCCGAGGTTGTTTTAGCGGCTGAAAAGAAAAAGACAAATGACCCGCGCAAGGCATACGGAGAATTGCAAGAGATTATGATGGGGCTTATGCGCTCTTTCCGTGACCTGCCCAAAAACGTGTATTTTTCCGCAAAACAAGAAAAGGTCAAAGACGAGGCTACGGGAGCAATGCTTTATAGTCCGTCTGCCCCTGGTCAGAAAATTGGACAGGCTATGCCATATCTATTTGATTTGGTATTTGCCGCTCACACATGGAAAGATGCAGAGGGCATTGAACATTTTGCCCTCCAAACCCATAGAGACGCTCAATATGAAGCTAAAGACCGATCAGGATGCCTTGATATGGTAGAGCAACCAGACTTGGGCGCAATCTATAAAAAAATTATCAACCAACCATCTAACACCATAGGAGAATAAGATGGCACAACTACCACAGCAGTATAATACAGCAGACCTTCCTGATACAGGAGGAAAAACCGTTAATATTCCAGCGGGAAAATATAGCGCGATTATTATTGATAGCGCGTTTAAGGATACCCGCGATAAAAATGGGCAATATTTGGAATTGAAAATTGTAATTACGCAAGGCCAATTCCAAGATACTGAGTTTATTGAACGTCTGAATATTATTAATCAAAATCAGAAAGCAGTTGAGATCGCTTATAAGACTTTGGCGCGTATTAGCGAGGCGGTTAACATGACGATGACGCCTCGCGATAGTTCCGAACTTCATAATAAGCCATTCATCCTTGAGACTAAAACGGCTCAAGGCGATGATTGGACGAATGATAAAGGGGAAGTTGTTAAGGGTAAGGAGAAAAGCGAGATTAAGGCATATCACAAGTCACCCGCCATTGGTGGAGTTGGTGGGTTTACCGCGCCAGTACAAGCTTCTCCATTTGGAAGCGGGCAACCTGCGCAAAACAATACACCGTCAACACCCCCATGGGCTAAGTAATATTTTTAACACATAGGCCAGACTATCGGCCTATGGATTAAGGAGATTAAAATGGCAAAAATACCAGATATAAGCGACCCAACACTTGATGCGCTTAAACGTGCGGTTGAATTAAATCAATCGCGGGAAAAACGTGATTATTTAGGGGCTTCATTAGTCGGTGAAGATTGCGCCCGCCGCATATGGTATCAATATCATGGATATGATGCAGAACCGATTAGTGCAATTGGGTTGATGGCGGCTGATAGCGGATATTATGCGGAAGATATAACGGCAAAAAGATTGCGTGCGATTGATGGGATAAAATTATGGACGCATGATGATGACGGAGAACAATATGGATGGTCATATCTTGATGGCAAAATGAAGGGTCATTATGATGGTATTATTCGCGGACTATTGCAAGCTCCGAAATCTTTGCACGTTTGGGAGCATAAAGACAAAAACCATAAGATGTTTTCAGAGTTTAAAAATTGCAAGAATAAATTTGGTGAGAAATTTACACTTAAAAATTGGGATAAGAAATATTACGGACAATCCCAAATTAATATGCACTTTGCCCAGATTAATCGCCATTATATGACGGTGTCTTATGCGGGGGCGCGTGACTATGATAGTTGTCGGACAGAATACAGCCCAGAGGATGCGGCATATTATATTGATAGAGCCGTAAAAATTATAGAGGCGCGAGATGCTCCGCCAAAAATAAACGATAAACCAGACTTTTTCCTTTGTAGATTTTGCCCTTTTAGAGAGATATGCCACAATGCCCAAAATACTTCGACCCTACCAAGAAGCGTGTCTAACAAGCCTTTTTAAGTTCCTATATACAAAGCAAGGTCAACCGCTCGTTGTCGCGCCAGTGGGGGCAGGAAAGAGCTTGATTATTGCGGAATTTATAAGGCGCGTTCATTCTGACTTTCCGCGAACGCGAATTGTTATGTTGACACACGTCAAGGAATTGTTGCAACAAAATGCAGAAGAATTGAGAGATCAATATCCAACTGTTGATATGGGTTTTTATTGTGCAGGACTTGGACAAAAGCGATTGCATAATGATGTTACCTTTGCCAGTATTCAATCGGTGCATAATAAGATTTCGGCATTTAATCGTTGCCCTGAAATTATTATTATTGATGAGGCTCACTTGATTAGTCACAATGACCAAACTCAATATCGTCAATTTATTGATAGCGTTTTGGCAATCAATCCGAATTGTAAGGTTATTGGATTAACTGGAACGCCATTTAGAAGTGATACAGGCCGCCTTGAAGAAGGTGAAGGGGCTTTATTTACGGATATAGCCTATGAAATTTCTATGACTTATATGATTGAGCAGGGGTTCTGGACAAAGCCCGTAACGCCAAAGGTTGCGTATACGATGGATGTTTCGGGTGTGAAAACGAGAAACGGCGATTATATTGCAGGGCAACTTGAGAAGAAAATTGACGTTGATGAAGTCACTCGCGCTTGTGTTGAAGAATTATTATTCCATGCGAAAGATAGGCATAAGGTACTTGTATTCACGGCGGGTATTTTGCACTGTGAACACGTCCGTGATTGTTTAAGAGAATACGGGCAATCTGCTGAACTTATTACAGGAGACACGCCGCCAGAAGAACGCGCCAGAATTATTGCGGATTATCGTGCTGGCAAGTTTAAATATTTGGTGAATGTTGCAGTTCTTACAACTGGTTTTAATGTTCCTGATATTGATTGTCTATGTTTTATGCGTCCGACACGTTCGCCAGTTTTATACATCCAATGCGTAGGGCGTGGTGTTCGGGTTGTATATGCTGACGACTATGATCTTAACACACAAGATGGAAGGCTTGCGGCAATTGCCAATAGCAATAAAAAAGATTGTATGGTTGTTGACTTTGGTGGCGTTGTCAACGAATTGGGAGCGATTGATGCGCTTGATATTCGCAAGAAAAATAGCGGAGTAAAAGCTGAAACAGATGAAAAGGGTGAGGCAATTATAAAGATATGCCCTGCATGCGGCGTTGAATGCGCAGCAAGTCAGAGATATTGTTACTCATGCTCTTATAGTTTTATCGCCGCAAATATAAGTGATGGCGCATCTAGCGCGATTGTAACCACATTGGATATTGAGCCAGAATGGTTGCCTGTTATGACGATGCACATGAATAAGCACGTCAAGGTAAATGCGCCTGATTCGATACCATCGTTATGCGTGACCTATGGCACAATGAAAGGAACTATTAAAGAATGGGTTTGCTTTGAACACCATAAATATGGAGAAGATGATAAGCGATTTTATGCTTACAAACAGGCTATTAAGTGGTTTTTTAAGCGTTTTCCGCATGGTGATGTTCCAAAGATAGTTGATGATGCTTTAATTTATAATTGGCCTGCTCCAAGTGAGATTTTAGCGAAAAAAGACGGCAAGTTTTGGCGTATTATTGACGTCAAATTTGGCGATAAAATAGAAACGGAAATTAAAAACTACATTGATATCGATATAAAATCCACTTAACCCCCACAACCAAGCGAGGATGAAATGATGCAACTAGAAGAAGTAAATAAAAGAATGATTGACAGAGTTAGGCCGTTAAATAAATACACGGCTAACGTAGAATCTATTGACGATATAGTAAGCTACAAATTCCCAGTAACAAGAGGAATACATGAAAATGTAGCGTTTCAAATAATTAATGATAAAGAAGTTTTTTCAAGCGGTCAAATTTATTTGCTTAGTAAATTTCTAATTATGATTTTGTGGATTATAGAACGAAAAGGCGCATCATGCGAAAGCATATATACAGGAAGATAATTTATTAATTTAAATTATTTTCATTTTTTTGCATTTTACTCCTTGCAATGCCTAAATCATTCAGGTAAGGTATCTACATTGAACACGAACAAAGGGAAATAAAATGAAATCAGTAAGAACAACAAAATTTACATCAGATACAATCATTACAGTGATTGCACATGATGGCGCAGAATATGATATTGTAAAAAATGAAGGCGTATGGGATTTAATGGCTTCTTGCAATATGTCATTTATTAAATCGTTTGCAACAAAGCGTTCCGCCTTTAAACATTTATCAACTTTTGCTTAGGAAAATAAAATGAAACAATTCTTAATCACCGCCCTGCTGGTTATCCTATCAGCCAGCCTAACAGCTAATTACTTTTTATACAAACAAGCCAATGCGTTGAGTGTTGAGCCGATTGAAATTGCTAGACTTAAATAGGAGAATGAAATGACTGATATTTTTACACAAGACATAAAAGATTTAATGAAATTGGCGACAACTGATTTTGATGAGTTTTATAAACAGACAGAAAAACAAAATAAAGCAGAGGGTGACCTCAGCAAAGCGGCAAGCTCTGGTAACTCCAGCAAAGCGGCAAGCTCGGGTAACTACAGCACAGCGGCAAGCTCGGGTGACTCCAGCACAGCGGCAAGCTCTGGTGACTACAGCAAAGTGGCAAGCTCGGGTTACTCCAGCAAAGCGGCAAGCTCTGGTAACTACAGCACAGCGGCAAGCTCTGGTAACTCCAGCAAAGCGGCAAGCTCGGGTTACTCCAGCACAGCGGCAAGCTCGGGTAACTACAGCACAGCGGCAAGCTCTGGTATAAACTCCGCTTGTTCTGCATTGGGCTATATGGCTTGCGTAAAAGGTGACTTAGAAAACCTTTTAATGTGTTCTGAATTTGATAAAGAAGGAAAGCCATTGGGGGGTAAAGCAGATATTGTTGATGGCAATAAAATAAAATCTGGAACTTGGTATTCTGTCCTTGATGGTGATTGGATTGAAGTCGATTTAACTGATAATATTTTCAACTATGTTTTGTCTGTCAAGGGAAGCGTTAAAAAATTAAAAAGTCCTAATGGCGAGTTGTGTTATTTAGTTTTTGATGCTGACGGTAATTCTGCACATGGTAAAACTATTAAAGATGCGCGTGATGACCTTGCTTTTAAATTAATGTCGAAAGACGTTACACAGTTTAAAAATATGCCGTTAAAAACAATTAAAACACCGCAAGAATGGGCAATGGTTTACCGCGCTATTACTGGGGCTTGCCAATACGGAACTAAGCAGTTTTTAGAGAGCAAAAGTAAGTTAAAAGAAAAATACACTCTTAAAGAAATACTTGAACAGACTAATGGCGCATATGGTCACGAAAGATTTAAAGATGTTGTGAGGGGTAAATAATGCCAACAAAATTTGAACTAATGGAATCGCAAAATAATTGCGCTCTTGAGGATAGAATAGCAGTTATAAAATTAATCATTGGTGAACAAAATATCAAAAAAATTGATATAAATTGTCAATGGATTGTAGATAAAAACGATAATGTTTTAGATTGCAGTCGTCCTAGGTATTTAAAAACTATTCATGATTTGTTGGAAGATTTAAGGAGTAAAAAATGATACGCACATTTTTAATTACAAACGCAATCTGGATTATTGGTTTAACTTATGCTTATGCGTGGGGGTATATTTAACATGAAAACATTTGACCTAACAACACATTTATTAGACGCGCATAAAGCGGACTTCTGGCTTTACTGGCTATCAGTTACGCCTGATAATGATAATAACAACGTAGTATATTTTGAGGTGGTGAAATGATACAAAAAGATAGAGAGAAAATGCATCAAGATTATAACGCTTGGAGAGTTCAAAGAAACATGACAGATGCAGAGAGAATAGAAGCATATCGAGGTATTCAAAACGCATACGAAACATTTACTTGGTATGATAGCAAACTTGGTTTTTGTATCCGCAAAGGAAAAGAAGGAATATTTGAAGCTACAGAGCCATTATTTGACTACCCAGCGCGGCGTAACAGACGTATAGTAATGAAACGCCATATTATGATGGGGTTATTCTTTCTAGCTGTATGGGGAGTTGTGATATGGGCGATAATTTAAAATTAAAACTTTTAGAGGAAGAATTAAAACCCTCAAAAAAAAGAGAAAAAAATATTCAACACAAAACATTGCGTGATGAAATTGCTATTGAGGTTATGTCTATAACTATCCAAAATGGAACAATTTTAAACGCTGATACAATAGCGGCGGCGTCATACAATATGGCAGACGCAATGTTAAAAGAGAGGTCAAGAAAATGAACGTAATGAACCAAATATATGAAGAGCATTTTAGAGTTTATATTCCGAAGGTAAAGAGATGATGAGAGAATATACATTTCAATCAGTTGATAATTTTGCTTATAAAACTTGGGAAGAAATGACAGACCAAGAAAAAAAATTAAACGCAATAAGAACCGCAGATGATAATAGAAACCTTAGAAATGAATTAAAATACTTGAGAAAATTATTATTAGTTCAAAATGGTTATAATAATGTTGATTTAGACAGAGAGGTTGAATAAATGACCGACCCGCACATAACAGACCTAACCAGTGAACTAAAACGCGTGCAGGCACTGCCATCTGATACAGACTGGAATGGCGGCGATGCTAGTGACCTCTGGCAACACGCCAAAGCAATACAAGATAAAATCAACCGTGGCGAATTATACGAGCCGAAGTTTTAGGAACAAAAATGACCAAAAATGAATTTTTAAAAACCAGAGCTAAACTTGGCATGACGCAAAAGCAATTCGGGCAAGCGTTTGATAAGACGATTGATACGATAGCAAATTGGGAACATTCAAGAACAACCCCTGAAAAAATGGCAGAAATATGCCGTTTGGTTTTGGAAGAAGTGCCAGTAAAAAAAATTAAAAAAATAATGCTTTTGGGTGTTGACAAGCCTTAAATGTTTAGGCATGATGTACGTAACAAAGGAAAAAGAAATGAAAAACGGAACATCAACATTTACTTACGAAATCATGGGCGGCTTGATTGAATTGGAATGCCGTGTTGAGTTCGATGAATACGAAACAGCTACTTTGACAGAGGCATTATATGATGGTGTAGACGTGACAGAATATATTATTCAATATGGCCTTGAAGATGAAATTACAGATAGTAATTCATGCGGTGATAATTTTGAACGTGATTAACTAACGGGGATGACTGGTTTTGTTGTGATTATCAGTCATTCCCACCCGCTCTTATTTACGCGCTTTAAGCTATAAGTTTGTGATTAGCATTAAGGCGTGTAAATTGGAATGGTTTATTCCTCACTGCGTAACTGTGTACCTGTAACGCGAAGTACATTTATTTTTAACAATTATTAGGAGATATAAATGAATATTAATGAATTAACTATTGGGCAAGCTAAAGAGTTAGCATCCCTACTTGGTGGACAAAATACACCTAAAACAATGCACCCTATGGTCGGGCGTAGATGTTTAATTCGCACTTATTCTGCTGGCGTACATATTGGCGATGTTGTTTCAGTGGAAGGAATGGATGTTCAATTAAAAAATGCTATTCGTCTTTGGAAATGGGAAGGTGGAGGGTTATCTCTTTCTGCTGTCGCAAATAACGGTATTAAAAAAGGCCGACTCAATAAAACGGGAGAAGTATATTTGACAAACGCTATTGAGTTTATCCCAACTACAAAAGACGCGGAGGCTAGTTTTGTCAAATTTATTGAAGATTAGACACCACGGGCATGGCTCTGGCTCTGGCTCTGGCTCTGGCTATGGCGATGGCTATGGCTATGGCTCTGGCTCTGGCTCTGGCTCTGGCTCTGGCTATGGCGATGGCTATGGCTATGGCTCTGGCTCTGGCTCTGGCTCTGGCTCTGGCTCTGGCTATGGCTCTGGCTCTGGCTCTGGCTCTGGCGATGGCTCTGGCTATGGCGATGGCTCTGGCGATGGCTCTGGCGATGGCTCTGGCTATGGTTATGGCTATGGCTCTGGCTCTGGCTCTGGATAATAATTAACTGCGTACCCAGCGCGTCCGTCTGGTCTATAACGGCGATTATTTTTATAGGAGAGAAAAAATGGGATATTTTAGACACAATGTAATTGTTTGTGCGTTTTGGGATATAAAACGCGCTGAACTTTGCCATACAAAAGCAAAAGAAATATTTGGAAAGTATGTCACTGAAATAACGCCAGAATCAACAAATGGGTATTGCGCATTTATGATTCCGCCTGATGGTAGCAAAGAGGGTTGGGAAGAAAGCAACGCTGGTGACGATAGAAGGGATTTATTTACAAAATGGTTGGAAAGTTCAAAAGACCAACATTATTGTGAGTGGTTTGAAGTTGCTATTCCAGAAGATGATAAACCTTATTTTGTTAAGCCATATAGAGGAAAGAAATAATGTCAGACGAAAAACAAAAATGGACAAGCCCACACGGTCACGCGATTGCGAGTCACGAGACGGATAAACAAGTAACAAAAACACCTGAAAATGTTACTTGCGAAAATTTAACTAACGCGGCATTACTTGCCGAGGCGGTGGGTATTATAACCGACCTTAAACGCCTTCACGAATTTGGAATGGATATGCCTGTTGGGTTTTACAGACGTTCTATCGACTTCCTAGCGAAGATTGAGAGGTAGGGGATGGATTCAAAAGACGTTGAAATAATCAAACGCATACGAGCTAAAAGAAATTGCACTTTAAAAGAGGCTATCAACATACACAAGCACGATAAAATACTTGAGCGCATTAAAGGTATTCAAACAATTGAAGACATTAAGAGCGTTTTAGAAATAATTGTGTTGCGCGGATATTAGGAGAACAAAATGACACAGAATAAATTGATTGAGGCTGGATACGTTGCTTTTAACGGTCATGTTTTTTCTGCGTACGATGCAAAAACTTATAATGAAACATTTTGTGCCAACCCAGATGAACATCACAGATTGTTTTGCAACATTATTTATCAAGGAGAATAAAATGGATTTGGCGAACTTAGTAAAAAATACAATTCAGGCTGAAAACGAAAACTACACTCGCGGGAATGATTTGCAAGATGCTAATGATTTGCAAGATGCTATTGAGCAAATTCAAATCTCGAAAGAAATGTATGGTGCAAGAGCGTATTATTTGCCTGAACAAATTGAGCTTGTGCTTGAGACCGCCCGCTCAACCCTATCCCAGCATGATGTTGCGGATATGATGTATAACGCGCTCAACGGTGTTCGTATGCATAAATGTATGTTCGATAGCAATGAAGATTTTAATAAGGTTTGTGACGATGTTCATGAAGCCCTAACCGCCTACGAACAAATGAAAAGCGAGACTGAAAATGAATAACAAAGATATGCCTGATGAAGTTACGTTGTATAAACATTATACATCAGTATCTCCGCACAAAAGCGAGTTTGCTGTTAGGTTTTATAGAGCTGATGGAGATTTTAGCGAAGGTGTAAAGTACGTCCGCGCAGACCTAGCCCCTGCACCAAAGGCGGCGGAGGATGTTCCAGAAAGTTATGCGCT